TGGATCAATCTTTATTGTGGATAACGTCGAAGCCGCATGGAACGCACTTAAATGATAAACCCAGAGGAATGTACCCAGCTGATCCGAGACAAAGCCTCCGCCTTTGGCGAAGCAAAAGCCCAACGGGTCTATCTGGAGGAGTTCAGACGCAGCAAAAAGGCAATGCTTATGAAAGACTGTTTCGCAATGGGCATCGAGGCCGCCAACGCTCAGGAACGAGAAGCTCTGGCAGACCCCGAATATCACACTTTGCTTAAAGGTCTTGCGGCAGCGGTGGAACGGGAAGAGACGCTCAAGTGGGAGATTGAGGCAGCGAGGCTCAATGTGGAGATTTGGCGGACGCAACAGGCTACCAACCGACTGGTCAACAGGTCACACGAATGATCTCAAAGCATAAGTATATCCGGAGCAAGAAGCTGCTTAGAATGGTGGCAGAACTTGACTGCCAACTATGCGGATCAGGCCAGAACATCCAAGCCGCACACACCAATTGGGGCGGTGGTAAGGGCAGAGGAATCAAAGCGGATGACAACCTAGTGGCTGCGTTATGCTTAGAATGCCATTACAAGATTGACCAAGGCAGCAAGTGGTCAAGAGAGGAGCGAAAGGAAGTCTGGACGCTCGCTCACGCCAGAACGGTGAAGGAACTGACAGAATCAAATCAATGGCCAGTTGACATCCCTGTACCAGACATAGGACAATAGGGACTCCTTAGTGGTGGGTACTCTGGGGGCGCATTGTCCCCATTTTTTTGCCCATATCCCGCAGAATCAACCTTTCGCGAAGGTTATATGAATCCAGCAGACAAAGTCGAGAAGTGGTCAATCGACAAACTTATCCCTTATGCACGCAACGCCAGGACACACTCTGACGAGCAAGTTGCCCAGATTGCGGCAAGCATCAAAGAATGGGGATGGACAACTCCAATACTGGTAGACGAGCAAGGCGGCATCATTGCGGGTCATGGGCGCACATTGGCTGCCCAACGGCTCAAGATGACAGAGCTGCCTGTAATGGTGGCTACAGGATGGAGCGAGGCCAAGAAACGTGCTTATGTCATTGCAGATAACAAGCTGGCATTAAATGCAGATTGGGACAATCAGATGCTGGCCTTGGAGCTTGCAGAGATTGGCGAGCTTGGCTTTGATCTTGATTTGACGGGATTCTCGCCAGACGAGATTGCAGCCCTGATGCCCATTGAGATTACTGAGGGACTGACGGACGAGGATGAAGTCCCAGAAGCACCATCCGAGCCAATCACCAAACTGGGCGACGTTTGGATACTAGGCAATCACAGGATTATGTGTGGGGACAGTAAATCTTTTGCAGATGTAGATAAACTACTAAATGGACTTAAAATAAATTTAGCAATTACGTCTCCTCCCTATGCCTCCCAAAGAACATACGATGAAGGATCTGGGTTTAAACCTATCCACCCAGATGAATTTGTAGATTGGTATAAAGAAATTGCATCAAATATTATGGTCAATCTAAAAGATGATGGATCGTACTTTTGCAACATTAAACCAAATGCCGATGGAATAAAGCGAGAACTTTATGTTTTTGATTTAGTTTTGTCTCATGTAAGAGATTGGGGATGGAACTTTGCTGATGAATTTTGCTGGGAAAGAAATGGAATCCCTCAACAAGTAGTTAAAAGATTTAAAAATCAATTTGAGCCAATTTATCATTTCACTAAAGGTGAATGGAAATTTAGACCCGAATCTGTCAAACATGAATCAAAGTCTGTGCCTAAAGCTAAAGGGAAAGGAGCAGGAAATACAAGCGCTGCTAACAGACAGGGAATTGTGTCGGCGGTGGATGGAAATGAGGTAATTGCAGGAATGGCGTACCCTGGCAATAGATTACCAACTTTTCAATCTGAAGCTCTAGGACATCCTGCGGCTTTTCCAGTAGGTTTACCTGAGTTTTTTATTAAAGCCTATACAGATGCTAAAGACATTGTATTTGATCCATTTATGGGAAGTGGATCAACCTTAATGGCTGCCGAAAAGAATGGTAGATTTGCCTATGGAACAGAGATTAGTTCTATTTACTGTGACGTAATTGTAAATCGATGGGAAAACTACACAGGTAAGAAGGCAGTTCACGCAGACACAGGTCAGCCTTTTGCGGAGGTAAAACATGACAAACAAGAAGCAATCCATTGAAAAACCTGCACTAAAAAAGGCGCACAACAAAGGCGGCGCAAGAGAAGGCGCAGGCAGACCCGCATTTGTGCCTACCGACCCAGAGCGCAAACAGGTCGAAGCCTTGTCTGGATACGGCCTGCCCATTGAGCAGATTGGCGCACTTATACGGGATGGCATTCACGTTGAAACTCTGAGGACGCACTTCAGCGCAGAGCTGCAATCAGGCAAAGCCAAGGCCAACGCTCAGGTGGGCAAGACGCTATTCAGCAAGGTGATGGCTGGCGATACAACAGCGGCAATCTGGTGGTCAAAGACCCAGATGCGCTGGGCTGAGACGCAAAAGCATGAGCTAACGGGTGCAGACGGTGTGCCGCTAGAGTTCACCAAGATTGAGCGAGTTATCGTCAAAAATGGGTAAGACCCTCCAGCTCAAGACTCCAGAGTGGGCTGTGCCGTTGCTTGAACCATCCCGTTACAAGGCAGCATGGGGTGGCCGAGGTTCAGGCAAGTCTCACTTCTTTGCTGAGATGATGATCGAGTCGCACATAATGGATCAGTCAAGACGCAGCGTCTGCGTGCGTGAAATCCAGAAGTCGCTCCAGCAATCGGTCAAACGGCTGCTAGAGACCAAGATCATTGCGATGAACGCCAGCGCATACTTTGAGGTGCAAGAGTCGGTCATTAAGTCCAAGAAGGGCGATGGGGCGATTATCTTCCAAGGGATGCAAAACCACACAAACGACTCAATCAAATCGCTAGAAGGCTATGACTGTGCGTGGGTGGAGGAAGCCCAGAGTCTAAGTCAGACGAGTCTCGATCTGCTGCGCCCAACGATTAGGAAGCCAGGCTCGGAGCTGTGGTTTTCATGGAATCCTCGGATGCAATCCGATCCTGTGGACTTCCTGCTGCGTGGGCCAGAGCCACCGAAGGATGCCGAGGTCATCAAGGTCAACTTCAGCGACAACCCTTGGTTTCCAGATGTACTCAGAGACGAGATGGAGTACGACCAGAGGCGAGACCCAGACAAGTATCAGCACGTTTGGCAGGGTCAATACCTGACCAACAGCAACGCCCGTGTGTTTCGCAACTGGAAGATTGATGATTTTGAGGCCGCACCGGAAGCAATACATCGTCTGGGGGCGGATTGGGGATTTGCTATCGACCCGACTGTGTTGGTGCGCTGCCACATTATTGGTCGCACGCTCTACATTGACTATGAGGCGTACATGGTCGGCTGCGAGATTGTGAACACTCCAGACCTGTTTATGACCATCCCAGAGGCGGAACGCTGGCCAATCGTGGCAGACTCAGCGAGGCCAGAGACAATCAGCCACATGAGAAAGAACGGGTTTCCAAAGATTATGGGCGCAGTCAAAGGGCCGAAGTCTGTCGAGGAAGGCATCGAGTTTCTAAAGAACTATGACATCGTGGTGCATCCCAGATGTAGGCACACGATTGACGAGCTGAGCCTGTACAGTTACCGCACCGATCCGCTGACCGGACGGGTGCTGCCGCTGCTGCAAGACAAAAAGAACCATGTGATCGACGCATTGCGTTATGCTTGCGAAGGTGTAAGACGGACAAATATTTCTAAGGTTCAGAGCTTTACACCATTGCCAGTCAGCAACAAATGGTGATTTAATACGCACAAAGAGGATAAACATGGCTCGCATTCCCAACGATCAACGCTTGGCAAACTTGCACGCTGAAGCTCTGCGCTTGTACAACGACATCCAGACAGCGTTACGGGACGAGCGTCTACAGTGCTTACAGGATCGACGCTTTTACTCTATTTGCGGCGCACAATGGGAAGGGCCACTCTACGATCAGTTTGAGAACAAGCCTCGGTTTGAGGTCAACAAGATCATGTTGTCGGTGATCCGCATTGTCAACGAATACCGAAACAACCGGATTTCAGTCGATTACATTGCCAAAGAGGGTGGAAGTGATGCACTCGCTGACACTTGCGATGGTCTCTATCGGGCAGACGAGCAGGACTCGGTTGCTAACGAAGCATACGACAACGCATTTGAAGAGGCTGTTGGTGGGGGTATCGGTGCATTTAGACTCAGGACTGCATACGAAGATGAGGAAGACGAGGAAAATGACCGCCAACGAATCAGGTTCGAGCCTATATTCGATGCTGACAGCTCGGTATTCTTTGACCTGAACTCCAAACGCCAGGACAAGTCGGACGCAATGTTTTGCTTTGTGGTCACCAGCATGACTCGTGATAGCTACAAAGAAACCTATAATGATGACCCGACAGACTGGCCCAAAGAGATTCACCAGTATGAGTTTGATTGGTCAACGCCTGACGTTGTGTTTGTCGCTGAATACTTCAAGGTCGAGGAAGTCGCTGAGACGATCCGCATCTTTCGCAGCATTGACGGGACAGAAGAGAAGTATCGTCAGGAAGATTTCAAGAATGACGAGACACTAGAGGAAACCCTGATTGCTATCGGCATCCAAGAGGTTCGCCAGCGCAAGATCAAGCGCAAGCGTGTACGCAAGTACATCATGTCGGGTGGCAAGGTATTGGAAGATGCAGGATACATTGCTGGCAATTGCATTCCGATTGTGCCTGTCTACGGCAAACGATGGTTCGTGGATAATATCGAGCGTTGCATGGGTCATGTGCGTCTGGCCAAGGATGCCCAGCGTTTAAAGAATATGCAGCTATCGAAGCTAGGTGAGATCAGCGCATTGTCAAGCGTTGAGAAGCCGATCCTCACGCCTGAGCAAGTCGCTGGCCACCAGATCATGTGGGCTGATGACAATCTGAGGAATTATCCTTACCTGTTGGTCAATCCGATCACAGGCGCAGATGGCAGCACTCAGGTGACTGGTCCATTGGCGTACACTCGCAGCGCACAAATTCCAGCAGCGATGGCGGCATTGCTTGCGATTACCGAAACAGACATGAAAGAAATCTTGGGCAGTTCTGGCCAAGGTGAGAAGATGGTGAGCAATATCTCAGGCAAAGCTGTGGAGATGATCCAGACCCGCCTCGATATGCAGACGTTTATCTACATGAGCAACTTTGCCAAAGGCATGAAGCGTGCTGGAGAAATCTGGTTGAGCATGGCAAAGGACATCTATGTGGAGGAAGGTCGCAAGATGAAGGTGATTGGGCGTACCGAGGATGTCAATACTGTTGAGCTGATGAAGCCAATGGTGTCCGATACTGGCGAAATGATCCTAGAAAACGACCTGAGCCGAGCCAAATTTGATGTCAATGTCGATGTCGGACCATCCAGTTCGAGCAAGCGTGCGGCAACCGTTCGTGCATTGACAGGCATGATGGCGATCACCGATGACGCACAGACCAAGCAAGTCCTACAAGCAATGGCCATGATGAACATGGAAGGCGAAGGCATTGGCGAGGTTCGTGACTTTTTCCGTAAGCAGTTGCTGCGCCTGGGCGTTGTCAAGCCAACAGAGCAAGAGGCTCAGATGCTGATGGAAGAGCAGCAGATGCGTGGTCAGCAACAAGACCCACAGGCGATATTCCTACAGGCCGCAGCAGAAGAGGCCACAGCCAAGGCAGCACAGGCAAGAGCCAGCGTGATTAAGACTGTGGCGGACGCAGGGTTGTCGAAAGCTAAAACAGCCGAGACACTTGCCAAGACCGGAGTCGAGCAGCAGAACATGGTGATGACAGAGATAGAAGCCGCCCAGCAAGCAGTATCAGGGCAGGAGATTCAGCCTGTTGTCAGATAGCAAGAAATGTAAGAAAATGCACGAAATGGTATCCATCCAGCCGTTTAATTGGATGAGTTTGATGGGGTCAGTTTATGAAAGACAGGGCAGAAGTAGACGAAAATCTGGAAGAGTCCGTGGAAGAGCTTGAGGTTGCAGAGGAAGTTGAGCTGGAATCTGAAGAGGTAGAAGCGGAGTCCGAAGAGGTTGTTGTCTCGATTGGTGAGGATGCGCCCCCCGCCGAAGAGGAAGTTCGTGCGCCTGAATGGGTGCGTGAGCTGCGTAAGACGAATAGGGAAAAAGAGCGTCGGATTCGTGAACTAGAGGCAAAGCTGTCGGCCACCACAACTGAGATCAAGCCAATTGTGACGTTAGGACCAAAGCCCAAGCTGGATGAATACGACTATGACGCTGATCGTTACGAGCAAGCAATTGACCAATGGCATGACCGCAAGCGTGAGCATGATCGTGAGGCAGATGTAGCCTTACAGTCAGAGCAGCAACAGCAGAAAGCCTGGCAGTCCAAGCTGGATGATTACGGTAAAGCGAAAGCCGAACTCAAAGTCCGTGATTACGAAGATGCTGAGGAAACAGTCCAGCAGATTCTAAACATCACGCAGCAAGGTGTCGTATTGCAAGGTTGTGATAATCCCGCACTCGTCGTGTACGCTCTCGGCAAGAATCCAAAGAAAACTGCGGAACTTGCAAAACTAACTGATCCCGTAAAGTTTGCCTTTGCGGTTGCGAAACTGGAGAAAGAATTGAAAGTGACCAATCGTAAGGCAGCCCCCGCACCAGAGCGAGTCGTGTCAGGAACAGGACGCTCATCTGGTGCGGTAGACTCAACCTTAGAACGGCTGCGAGAGGAAGCGGCTCGGACTGGCAACATGACGAAAGTCATCGCATACCGAGCGCAGAAACGGACAGCATCCAAATAATTTAAAAGGATTTTAAAATGTCTAACTCATTCTCGAAAGAAGAGCGTGTCGCATTTGAGGATATCCTCGAAGGCTTCAACGACGCTCTAGTATTGTCCCGCAACGTGTCTATCTACAACACAGATGGCTCGATGATGGAACGCACCAACAACGTTATCTATCGCCCCCAGCCTTACATTGCTCAAAGCTATGATGGTATGGATCAGACAGGTAATTTCACAGCTTACACACAGCTCTCAGTTCCAGCGACACTTGGCTTTCAAAAGTCTGTGCCTTTCATTCTGGATGCGCTTGAGTTGCGTGATGCGTTGCAAGAAGGCCGTCTGGGTGATGCTGCAAAGCAGAAACTAGCGTCTGACATCAACATCGCCATTATGAACGTGGCTGCTGCCCAAGGCTCTCTGGTTGTTACAACCAACACAGCCGCAGGCGATTATGATGATGTGGCTCTTTGCGACAGCATTATGAACGAGCAGGGTGTTCAGGCATTTGATCGCTACTTGGCATTGTCAAGCCGTGACTATAACGGTCTGGCAGGCAACATCGCTGGTGGTGCTGGTGGCGCATCTGTGTCCCGCAGCTTTGCTGGCAACAAGTCAAACAATGCGTTTGAGCGCAGTTTTGTTGGTATGGTCGCAGGCTTTGAGACCTACAAACTTGACTATGCAAATCGCTTGCTTGGTGCGACTGGTTCAAACACCACAATGTCAACCTTGGTTGGTGCAAACAACTATTACGTTCCTACAGCTACCCAGACAGCAGTAACTGGTGAGACCCAGAACGTTGATAACCGTTTCCAAACAATCACCGTGACATCGAGCACAGACTTGTTGGTCGGCACACCGTTTGAAATTGGTGGCGTTGAGGCTGTTCATCACATCACGAAACAAGGTACTGGCTTTGC